AATTTATTCACCCCCTTTCAATGAAAAAAGAGACGCTATTTTTTAGCATCTCTCCTCATATTTCGAACTTTTGCCTGAAATAACTTTACTTCTAAGTACTTTAAAGATAGATCAAACTTCAATTGTGGTGTTGGATTTTCTTTATATTGCTGCTGCAGCTTCAAAAACTCCGCTTCAGCTTCTTTCACTGTTCGATGTATCTCCAACTCACACATTTCAATCTCTTGTGCCAAATAGGAAACACCTCCCTCTACTATATTGTAAAGGGACAAGCTATGTCTGAGAATATGCTTTGGTACCTATTTGTTATTTTTATGCCCATCGTCACTTTTCTTTTTGGCCTTATCATCCAGATCTTTTAGCCAAGCATCATCAGCTTCTTTAATAGCTTCATCTCTCAGCTTCTCTTTCTCTTCCTTTGAAAGTTTCAGGATCTTATTATCAATTTCAGGTCCCATAGTACAATGGCAAAATACCCTTTGCTTAGCAGATAAAGATGTATCCCTGGGATACTGCGCCTTTTCTCCACCCACATCAAATACTTCATCCACTCCAACTACCGTGCCATTTAGATCGACATGATCTGGTCTAGGCTTATTTTTCTTCTTACCGCTGTGCTTCCACTTCTTGCCTGTGACCGCCGGTGACTGCCGATAGGCCTCATGCTGACTATGGCTATTAGCAGTTAAGATTTCAGTGATAGCGGTTGCCCTAGCTCGCTTACGGTTAAATCCAGGCAGATCCTTTAAGCGCTTAATTGCATCTGGAATGCCTTCTCCATTTTCAATGGCAGCCGCTAAAGCAGCTTCCACTTCCGTATGAGTATTTAGCTGCATCAGTTTTCCTAAATCCTTTGACCAGGTTGCAATCCAATCTACGGTTTTCTTGGAAAGAATAGAAAAAGAAACTTCCTCATCGATGCTTTCCATGATTGCGCTTGTTAGCTCCGACGTTGTCAATTCCAGAAACGTGGCTGTTTCTTCTCCCATTTCTTCGGCAAATTCGTCAGAAGCGAATAGGTTTTGCGTTACATAAATTAAAATATCGCCTAAGGTATTTTCCTTTGCGATAAGTTCATTAATGCCATTGACGAAATGCTTCTTCTGCTTTCTTAGTAGATTGGCAACTTTCTTCTCATACTCTTCAATCGCCGTCAATGTAGCATCAACCGCAGGAAACTCAGATATTTGTTCCTCTAGCTCATCTGCTTCCTCTTTGACAATCGCATCAATGGCTTTTAGTAGTCGATCCAGCTTATCCATTTTTCTGATCCTCCAACAAGTCACGAAGGTCTTTGAGAACACTAAAAATACTCACTTCTCGGTCAGCGGATTTTAAAAATAAGCTTGGCATTGATGTTCCTTGATTCAGCAGTGCTGTCGGCAGGTTCGCTCTCTCATCGTCAAAGTTCTCAAGCTGTTTGCCTAAAACGTTACCAAGTAGTTCACGAGTGTCATTGATAGCCACGCCACCGATATTGTTGATCGCACCCAAAATAGTTGCTACATCGGTAGGATTGCTAATATCAGGATCTTTGAGTTCTACTTTTACATGTTTTAGCTCATAGTCGGCCAGTAGCATGTTAGTTATTAGAAAAGATAAGGAGTTACGTTCCGGAATAAATACCTGCTGCTCCGTGATTAACATTGCCGTCTCAGCAGTAGCTCGGTTAAAGTCCTTCGAGTAGCCCACATAAATATCAGGCAATCGAAAATGAGATTGTACTTTTCGACGATTGGTGTCGTCGTAATTAATGAATAACCCATCCCGCTGCAGCATCTCAGCAAGAGGCTTAATGTCAATATCGACGCTGGCTTTTTCTTTTTCCATGCCTGGATATGAACCTTCCGTTTCCAAAGCTTCAGTCTCAAGCAGTAGGAATTTATGAGCATTTTCCTGTCCCTCAACGGATGAAGCGTATTCTGTCAAAGCGGCTTCACTCTCTTCTGTCAGCCTGCCGTTTTTAATAAGGATAGCAGCCGGCAAATGACGGCCTTGTTTGAAATAGCGGTAATTCAGTTCGGAAGCATTGCGAGAGCCGTACATATCCATGAGTGCTGAGATCCAGCGAGGTATTCCGTAGGCGCCATTACCAATCTTAAGGTGCAAAATCTCATTGGCTTGGAATTCAACTGCCGTACTATCGTCAAAATTGCCATTTCGCATATCCATGATCCGAGGATCACCAAATTCTTTAAACCAGACAACTTTATTACCGTAGATAATCTGTACGTACCGCCTGAATTTCTTCTTACGCTGGAATTTCTGTCCATCACGATAGTACGTAACGTCAACAGCTGCCCCTCTTTTAGTTACGCGAATGCTTGAAGCATCTTCAATCTTTTCAAGTTCGACTACTTCCTTTTTGCCGTTACGAATGACTTCAATATAACCATTGCCACAAGTTTCACGATCGTCTATGGCATCTTTGAGAATATCAATAAAGGACTTTTCCATGTGCATGTACTTTAGAGCCGCATCCACCCGGTTCCACTCTGTTATCATTTCAGAAGTTTCTTTGTCCTTCGTCTCATCGTTCTTATATTTTAACTGCAGACCAAAGCCGACTATATTTTGCTTATAAGATTCAACGCATTGAGGCAAGATCGTAGACATTTCTTTCATCTCTAATAACCTCGAAATGGAATATTTGGGTTCAAGTACGTCCGCTACAGAGTACTTTTTTTCATCAGCATCCTTGGCCGTTGGCGTTTCTGATTTTTGAATGCCAGTAATAACTCTGGCTCTTACTTTTTGCATAATCTCACCTCCCTAAAAACGACTCCTACGCTCACGCTTGGTAGCTGCTTCTTTCACAGTAACCGGCAAGCACAATAAAAAAAGACAGTCCGCTCTGTCTGGTGATTTTATATCCCGCTTTTTCATTTCTTTCTTGCTCTCCAGCTTGATTTTGCCTTTACTCTCATAGATTCCATACTTCCTGACAGTAAGCTGGGCAATCATTTCGTCATCATTAGGAAGAATCAATTCACAAGCTTTTTTATTCCCCTGTTCATCAAACTCACTCAAAAGGTCTTTGACAATAGCAGCCATCAGCGTTGTGGTATCATAATAATATTTGTGCTTGATCGGTATCCCAAATTTTACCGGAAAGATCCTTATCCAGTGTAGTTCCTCCAGTTTTTTGATTTCGTTCAGCCGATCAGTAACACCACCGCCAACACCAGTATCATCTATTTTAACGACAATAATAATATTGGGGTATCGATCATGCAGTTTATTAGCAGCATACATGATATCGCCGACAGTGGCCATCGTATCCTGACCATTGCGGACTAAAAACGGCAATACTTTATTGTTTATTTTAGTGCCTACAACGGTTTCATCTCCGCCTTCCCTGGCTACGTCACAGGCAATATCAATTGTCTCAACCTGCTGATTGTCATCATACTCCGTATTTATGCCTCGCATAACCATATGGAGCTGGATAAAGACATCATCTTCCTGATCAGGGAAATCACCTTTTACCCGTACTTTAACGGCATTGCTATCAGCGCCATACTTACGCTTAAGCATCTCAATGTTCTCTTTGTCAGTTCTCTCGCATTCCTCAGCATCGATATGGATACAGCAAAATTGCTCACGGTCCTTATGGTGTGATTCATAAAAGATACCACTATTCCGAGTAGGATTGGAGATAAATAAGATGCGATTGTCTACACCAGTAATGGTACCTAAAAGAGTCTCTAAGATCTCATCCGAAACACCGGAGGCTTCATCCACAATGATCAACATGTTATCCGCGTGGAGACCAGCCATGTTTTCTTTCTTCGTTGCGGTCTTTGCTGTAGCAAACCATTCTAGCTCGTATCCAACCATATACAGCATGGTCTTTGTCAATGTGAGAAAGGTATCTGCATAGGTACCAGATAACCACTTTGCAATCTCTGGCCAAAGAACAATGTTAAGCTGCTGCCGAGTAGGTGCAGTGGCAATCACTTTCGCACCTTCACGAAAAAGCATATACCAAATGATGATACAGGCTACCGTTGCAGTCTTACCTACCCCTTGACCTGATCGCACAGTGGTTCTTTTATTATCCCTTACGGAAAGCATGATCTTTATTTGCTTTTCATCGGGATAAAAATTAAGAACATCCTCTGAAAATCCTATTGGATCATCATAATAAAGATCAATCAGCTCATTAAAATCAATCGACTCAACCTTTTGCTGTGCAGATTTTAGATTGATCCCTTCTAGCTCTACGAGATCCAAAGTATCTTTCCCAATCAGATCTAAAGCTTCGAGAAAACGATTAAGAGGATCCATGTTTCATCTTCCTCTCTTGCATCTTCTGTCGCAGAGCGTCCACATGCTGATTGCCTTTACTTTCCCCTTTAGCCTTTTCTATATCAAACAGCAATCTGGCTTTGCTTAAATTTAACTTTTCAAGCTCAATGCTTCGCGTTACCTCAATGCTATGTTTAAGCGCAATAGCTCTAGTCTTTTTATCTTGTACTCGAGTAAGTGCTTCTTCAACTTTGAGAATATCATCAATCGTACGATATTCTGTTTCGGTGATTTCTGTAACTACCATATTGGCTTCGGGAATCATGAGCACTTTACTAGTTCCATCTTTTTCACTATAGACTTCCATCGGCTTTTTCTGGATCTGAAGCTCCTGTAGAATTTTACGTTCTTTCTCGCTCAGACCATCCATTAATCGACGGATCCGCTCCATCATACGACGTTCTCGAAATGAAAAAAACTTTATACCTGCCTCAACTTGCGCTAAGGTACTGGTATCGATTTTATCATAGAGCAATTGTTCTTCCTCGGTCAGACAGTCAAACCAAATCGTTTCATACTCTCCAGTGGTTACAGCATTTTTATTGCCTGGCATACCACCAGGACCTCCACGATTACCAATGCCATTTTTATTACCTTTAGGTGCTCCATGACCTTT